CTCCTCTTTAAGAGGTTGAGTAGAATTCTCACTATTATGTTTGTATATCCCTCCATTTCCAATAGTATATGCTGCAAAAGGCAAATACTCACTCATTGCATAATGAATCAACATTGGCTGAATGTAGTCGTTTACCAAGTCAAGATAATCACCACTTAATGTAGACGCTACAATATCATCGCTAATTTTATTGTATAAATCTGTTCCTAAGAAATTCTGTATATGGATTTCTTGAGCAAGTTTTACGAATTGGAGAAACTTGTCAGGGTCAACATTACCACTAAGCGCAGTATTTTTTACTAAGTCTGATCGTTTTATAAAAAGTGGTGTTGCCATTATTCAATTTCTTGTATTTGTTCATCAATCGTTTCTTCTACATCTCTTTTGACTCCAGTCTCTTTTTCTATCTCACTATCACTAATAGCATTAGTCAAGTCAGTAAATTCTAAAGGCTGTAAGGTCTTAAAATAGATATCAAGGTCAATGTTATTGTATTGAAGTATCTCCTCCAAAGCGTCAATAATCGTAACTTGCATTGGTCTAATAACAGTATTATCCATAAGAAGTGAAGCGGTCATAAGCTCATCAGCATTATTTCCTAACCCACTATTATCTTTAATCCCTACCAACATCGGAGAAACAATACGGTGGCTCACCATAATCTTCTTCATACTCTCATCCGACAAAAATTGATATTGTTGGTGAGCGTCACTAATTGTTACTGGGTCGATAGTCGCTGCCAACTCCTTACTATCATTAAAAGCTAAGATAAACTTACCTGCATTACTTGTACCGCTAAACTTCTCATAGATTGCTCTCTCAATAGCGTCTCTTTGCTCCTTGTCCGGAGTACCATTATTGAAGTTAATCAACATACTTGGCTGTAGACCATTCTGTATATTGCTTATATGGTAGTTTGCTATTTCTTCCTCCAATTCAGCATATTGTAATCCCCCTTGATAATCTACTGGAGAATAGTAATAAAATCCTGCTCTATAAGGTCTAATGTACAGTATCTCAATTCCTCCATTTCCTTGACCAAAAGCAGCTATTCTTTTTGGTTTATCATTTGGCTTTACCTTAGACCAATCATTGCTATAGTAATATGCCTTTATTTCCCCACTAGAAGCCTTCTCAGCTCTTAACGTCTCAATTGGTATATGGGCTACCTCTACAATCTCAGAACGGTCTTTAGAATAGATTATTTGAAGCGCAGCTTGACCCATCATCTTATAATCATAGCAAATCTTCTTCATACAATTCTTGGAGAATAGTTCCTTCATTTTGCTATACTCTTGAGGTTTAGACTCACTATCTGTAGCATCTAATCCTCTACCGTAAATCATTTCAGCAATACCGTTGATTGCAGCATTATTTGTTGGAGACCCATTATATCTATCGATAAGATACTGAAAGTACTGATTGTCTTCACCGTATTCAACCCAATCATATCTTTTTGACTCCATAACCTCCGGAGCTGTATAGCTAGATAGATTTACAACGTGAATCGAATCTTTAGCTTTTATTTGCGGTTTTGCAATAATATTTGGTCTTTTTCTTGCCATTACAATATAATAAATTCGTTATCGAAACTTTCCTCCTCAACGTACTCGTCTTTAGAAACAAAGTACTTATCTAAGTCTTCTTGACTAGTACAATATATTAGTCCTCTGTAGATTTCAGTTTCATCATCAGACGCAAGTTCAACAACATATCTATAGAGCGTGTCTTCTGATAGACCATAGTCCGCAGTAAGCACCATATAGTCTTGTTCTGTGGTTTTTGTTGGAGTCACAGTTGTTGTTACTCTAGTGTCTTTATTTGTTAATTTAACTACAGGATCATCCGCATCTTGACGAGGTATAATCCTTAAGTTTTGTTCTCCAGATGGTGTTAGTATTTCCATACTAAAATAACTAATATGGTATTGAATTGTTTTTGCAATATACAAAAAAAGGGGGTAATATACCCCCTATTGAATTGAAAACTAGCGTTCTAATTATACGTCACGCTGAGTAGATTGAGTAGCAGTAGCACTTGCCATTCCTGCAAATGGGTCAGCAGCAGTTGCTCCATCAACAAAGTTAGGCATAGTAATCTCATTAGCTGTAAGAGTCAAGGTATATCCTTGAAGGTCTCCCATTGCAGTTCCAGTAACTGCTGTACCTCCGGTAACCTCAGCTCCGTGTTCACGACCAACTAATAATAAATTACCATCAAAAGTCTCTACAAAAATATGAGGACGCCCATAAGCCATTAACTTAAGTTCTTTGTTGTCTTCTTTTGTTAGTTTATGTAGAGTTACATTTACTACTTGCTCAAAGAATGTAGTTCCATTCTCCAAAGAAGTATTGATGTTTGTTTCTAAAGAAGAATTACCTTTGACATCATAAGTATGGTAAGAGAAAGTTCCGCTCAAGTCTGTTACTTGGTCATCTGTTAGAGTTACATCTCCCAAATCTCCAAAGTCTACAAAATGAATCTTTCTAATACCACCTACTGCGTCTTTACAAGGTTTAAGTCTTCCACCGGTTAAATCACAAGCCATAGTATTATTGTTTTATAAAAAAAGGGCAGGTAGATTGACCCCACCTACCCTTCTTTCTAGTTATTATTATTATTATGAATAAAGAACGATATCGCTACCAATTCCGTACTGAACACCTGCGGTATATCTCATAACCACACGAACGTTCTGACTTCCATCAAGGTCAGCCATATCAATAACTTTTACTTCGTTGTGGTCAGAAAGAAGACCAGTACCGAAGAACAAGTTAGATTTCTCAGCAGCCATTGCTGTGTTGTTAGCAAGACCGTTTGCTACGAACAATTTAACACCATCAAAAGAAAGTGAACCATTGTTCCACCATTGAGTACCTTGTGCGTTAACACCATTTGCTCCAAGACCAGAAGCACCGAATCCACCTAGCGCACGAACATAAGCACGAGCGATGTTTTGAGAAACGTAGATGTAAAGGTCTTCATTTCCGTAAAGAGCAGAAGGAATAGCATCAACGATTTTACCAAGCTCATCGATTACGTTAGCAGCAGTAACAGTAGTACCAGTTACATCGTTAACATCACCATCAGCAGTAGCTAAAGTAACAAGCCCATCAAATTCACCAGCAGTTGCAGTAGCACCACCCCAAATAGTTTGCTCAGTTTTTTGAGCTACTTTAGCAGCAACGTGACCAATAAGGAAGTCGCTGAAAGATGGAGGAAGGCTGTCGAAAGCAGAGTATCCCATTTGGATAGCTTCCCAATCGCTGTGAAAATCTTTCTTACAAAGTTGTAAGTTTACTTGAAACTCTTCAGGAGTCAAAATACGCTCAGTAAGCGTTAATGTAGAAGTTGCAGTAAAATCACAAGTTGCATCCTTAACGATATCGTCAGAAGCTACTTTTTTGATTACCTCTTTTAACTTTACATTTGGTTTTACGGTAATACCACCATTAGCGATAGTAGAACCTTCTAGAAGAGCAGCAGAGATATATTGACCTGCAAACTCCCCAGCATAAGTACTTGTAATTGAAGTTGTAGTTGCCATTTTTATAAATTATTGTTTGTTACTAATTCTTGCCATAACACGATCAAATGTGCTTTGTGGCTTGTTTTGCCCATAGGCGAAGTTGAATCTTTTTGGTTCTTCTCCTTCTGGATTGTGTTTGATTGCCTCAGCAGCCGGTTCTTTAGAAAGTTCTTTGACTTGCTCAGAAAGCATATCTTTCTCTTTCTTCATATAACCCATCTCCTCATCAATCATTTTTTTGATTGCTTCTATCTCAGCTACTAAAGCTGCCATATCTTGTTGATACTTCTCTTCAGAGACATAACCTTCCATAAGGTTTTCCTCTTCTTGAGCTTCTACCTCCTCAGCAGATGCTTCCACTTCCTCAACAGGAGCTTCTACAGTCTCTTCTGAGAGTTCGGTAGTTTCTTCTTTAACTTCCTCAGTTGCCTCAGTAACCGCTTCAACAACTTCCTCTTGAACTTCTTGACTTGATAATTCTTGAGTTAGTTCTTCTTCTTTAGTTACTTTAGACAACTTTTGTAAAATCTCGTTTAAAATAGTTGTCGAACTCATAATAATTATTATTTATAAAATTAACTTGTAAAAAACAGTGTGTTAGATTTTTGTTAGAAATCAGCGTTTTGCGTTTTTTGTATAAAGTATATGATATCCCATATCTTTGCCGTACCTCCGATTGACGTTACTTTCCAGTCAGTACCATTTGCAACAAAATCAGCATCTGCATAATATTGAAACATTTGATGGAAGTCGTGGGCAACATCATTCCCTTTAGGAAAGTTAATATCACTTCTGATTCTATCGTAAGGCGTTCCATTACCGCCTTCAAAATGGAGGCTTAAGTACGTTTGATTTGCGTTAGCAGCAGAGAATCTAAATACAACAGTCATAATATAAACATCATTAGCTCTATCTGCTGTAACCTTTTTTGTGGTGGGGTTATAGAAGTCTATTGATTCGTGGCTTCTATAGATTGCCCCTGCATTATTTGGTAATATAACCTCTACTCCATCAGCCAATGATAGTTTATTAGATGAGGTGTATTGTGTATCATCATATCTTACCCAACCATTTACAGTTATAACGTTTTGAGGATACACCACTACATTCTGACCATTATGACCCATATAAAGTCCACCTTCAGTATGGAGCATTGCGCCATCTTCAATATTTACTGAATTTACCTCATTAATATCGGTATGTTCAACGTGAACCTTATAAGATGTATTGTATACGCTACTCATTTGATGTATTTACAATTGTATTGGTTGTATCTATACTTATAATTATGGAATTACCTTGACTCTCTTGTGATGTAGATTCTGAAGATGTCACATTGGTAGTGTCTTGAGATATTATAGTCCCAGCACTATCTGTTTCCCCCATAGTAATACTTCCTACTCCTTGAGCTTGCAAAGACCCATCGCAACATTTGCTAGAGTATGTAACTCCATCCTCACAAAGGCATCCTCTTCTCGAATTTGTTGGAGAAGTTCTTGATGCTGTATATTTTCTTCTTTTCTTACCCATCGATTTCACCTAATGATTTTAACTTACTTTTTGCCCATCTTAAAGCTGCTTTTCCTCCCCAAGCATCGTACATTAACTTACCACACCCATCAGAATAACTTTTGGAGGCTTCTAAGTCCTTTGCGTGGCGAGAAAGGAAGCTATACATTCTTTTTATTGTTGATACCGTTAAATTGCTCTTAGAAGCGAGCTGTGAGGCTCTACGTTTACCTACGGCAGTACCGCAAGACCCCCAACCATTCTCTTCTGCCCACTCTAAGGCTCTTTTAGCGTTATTTACTACACCTTGTGGATAATCACTATATGTTTCTAACTTAAACATCTTAGATTCTAAGTAATCTTGTACCTCTAAAAGTATCTCAGTCGCTTCAATCTCGCTAATGTTTTCGATTTCCGCCATATTAACCTTATCAGTAAAGTATCCCTCAATAGAAAAACCTTTGACTTTACCAGTTTTAACATAATTTTGCCAAACATCATCATTATTAACCTTCATAGAGACCATCCAAGTACCTACAGGAAGCTCCATACCGTATTTTACACTTTTATCGTGGACTTCATCCTCAATTATCCAACTTTCCACCACAGAAAGCCCATAAAGCTCTGCTTGATGCTCTAAAGTGGATTTATTTTGATTTCCTCTCATCAA